TGTTCGGCGAGGGTCATGCGGCGGCCAGCGCGCGCCGGACGGCATCGTAGCTGACATATGCGAAGTGCTGACCGTTCCACGTCACTTGCCACTGATGGCCGCGAACGTGCGAGAAGGTGAAGTCTCCGGATTTGATTTCGGACTTGGTCATCTTAGTCATCCTTGTTTGCTAGTTCGTATCCCCACCATACAGCCTGCCACGCAGCGTGCAAGCATAAAAATGCACTTGACGCATCTTTTCTTTGAGCCTAAGCCTAGACCGCCGCAACAAGGGAGAACGCCAATGATGGCTCAAACTAAAATCCGGCTATGGTGCGCCAAGGACGGGCGCAAACTTGGCTGGATCGCCCGGCAAATCCCGGTAGCATCGTCCAGCTTTTCCCGCTGGATGACGGGCCGCATCGTTCCGTCAGCAGTCTACCGCCATCGCATCGCCGACATAACCGGCATTGAGGATTTGCGGTTCGAAGAAGAATGGGTGTCCAAGTGAACCGCGCCGAAATCTTGGACACCGCCAAGGAATACATCACCAAGGATCGCGCAGACACGCACGGCGACGCGGAGGCTAACTTCGGCCTGATCGCGGCTTACTGGTCGGCCCACCTTGGGCGGAACATAAAGAGCCACGACGTGGCCGTGATGATGACCCTGTTGAAACTGGCCCGCGCCAAGTCGAACCCGGCCCACGCGGACAACTGGATCGACGGCTGCGGCTATCTGGCCTGCGGCGGCGAGATCGCGGTGAGGGAAGGGTGAGGATCGAAAGGAGCAAAGCAGAATGGCATTGCCTGCGTGCTTCGGCGCGTGGGCAAGAGCCAACACATGCCGAAAAGGTGGAAACAATCATCGGCGTGCAGGAACTCAAAGGCTACATGCTGCAACTGCACAAAGAAAACCGCCTAGACGAAAACGCCAAGGCGGCAATCCAAAAAAGGCTTGCAGAACTAGAAGCCTTCTACGGGCGCAAGCTAGGCTAAATCGCTGGCCGCGAGCCAAGCCTCAAAAGCCTGCCAAGCCGCGTCACAGCCCAGCGCAACACAGGCAAACGACCCAGCCTTGGCCGATGCTGCAAGATATTCCTTCTGCCCATCTTGCCAGCGCCCTTGCGTTGGATCGCGGCGCTTCAATTCGCAGACAAAGGCCACCCGCGCCGGAATAATGATGTCCGAAGCGCCCGGCGTCATGCCTTCGGCCTTGTGCTTCGACACCGCGCCAAACTGGCCGCCGATCCGCAGCCCCTCATTGCGCGGATGCAGAGCAATCTTCCCCCATGTATCTGGATGCGCACGCCGCAGCCGACCAAAGAACGTGATCTGTTCTTGCTCCTCGGTCGGGCATTTGCCGCGAAACTCCAGATCACCAAATGTCAGCACGCCATCCTGCGCTATGTCCTGAAAATCACTGAGCCGCATGTTTTTTTTCCTCGCCAAATGGGTTCCACTCGATTTCCGCAACGCTTGGCGCTTCTGGCTCTATGTCCTCCGGGCGGTTATAAGCGCGGATGTCAAAGAAGCCGCTCTCAACGTCTTTGCGATACGTCACGGTCCTTGGCGCAACTGTCCCGCATTGCGTAGCAGCCTCAAAAGCGTTCCATTGAGACTGCCCTCTAATGTGCTTGGCCTCTGGCATCACCCAAGTCGTAAATTGCCTGTGAGGTGTCACCCATTCAACGCGCAGGGTCTTGTTGCCGCTGCGGCTGATGTTGGGCGATGCTGACATGCTAAGAACACGGTCAGTCTGCCAGCGCGTGGGATCGCTTTTCAGCGCCTTGAAATCGGCCTTTAGCTTCTCGTTTGGATCGACAATCTCGCATTTGCAAAACGCGCAGTATCGCGCTGCAATGTCGTTCTCCATGCTGCAATTGGGACAATCTTTAAACGTCCATCTATAGCCGCAGCGTTCATACTCACCGCGCTTGCCAGCTTGCACCATCCCCATGCAACGCCGACCAAAATGCACCGGGATTGGACCAAAGTCGGACATGATCTGCCGACCATCTAAATCGAGCGCATAGCCCGCCTCATCATGCGGATAGTCAAAATACTGCGGATTGACGCTGACCATATTTTCATATGAGCAAGACGGGCAGATGCAGGTCATGCCGCCTTCACCGCCACCAGCCTTACTGGCCTTGACCACCGGCGCAAACAAATCACCATCCGGGCAATGGTCCTCAAGGTTGGTCGTGTAGTCCAGAACCAAGCAATCGGTCTTGCCATCATGCAATCGCAGCCCGCGCCCGATGATCTGCTGCAGGAGGCCAACGCTTTCGGTCTTTCGAAGGATGGCAATCAGATCGACGTGGCTTGCATCGAAGCCCGTGGTCAGCACCGAGACATTGACCAGATACTTGATTTCCTGCGCCTTGAACCGCTTTAGGATGCTGTCGCGCTGGGCTTTAGGGGTTTGCCCTGTGACGATTTCAGAAAGCTCTGGCGGCAGGCTGGCCATGATTTCTTGCGCGTGCTTCACGGTGGCGGCGAAGAACATCACGCCTTTGCGATTGGCAGCTTGAGCCACCACGTCGCCCACAATCGCCGCCGTCTTGCGCCCTTGGCCGTGATAGGCCCGGTCTACTGCGTCGGCATCAAACTGGCCACGGCTGTTTAGTGCAAGCCCGCTGGTATCGTATCCGCTGGCATTGATGGCCCCGATTACCGGCGGCGTTAGATAGCCCATGCCGATCAGCGCACGTGCATCTATTTTGTAGACGCACTTCGCAAAGTAGGGGGAAAATGCTGTATCTTCGCCGTTTATGCGCCCGTTGTCGTGTTCTTGGAAAATCCACCCAGACCCAAGGCGGTAAGGCGTAGCCGTCAGCCCGCACACGCGCAGGTTTGGGTTGCCTTCGCGCATTGCTGTGATGATGTCCCGCACCGTTGGCGTGATGCCGTGCGCCTCGTCCAGAATGACCAGCGCGTAGCCGCTTGGCCCCTGCATTTGAAAGCGGCTGATCTTGTTCTTGACTGTCAGCGGAGAGCCAAACACCACCGGGTGCCGCAATTCCTTTGCACCGGCACTGGCAGAAAACGTGCTGGCCCGGTTTCCCGTGGCCAGAAACTTCTCGCGGTTCTGCATCACCAATTCGGCGCTGGGGGCAAGGCACAGCACGCGCTTGCCCGTCATGCCGTGAATAACCGCCGCGATCTCTGCGATGATGTGAGACTTGCCCGCGCCAGTGGCCGCGTCGATGATGAATGGTGCCGCGCTGCGCTTCATCCATTCCAACGCCGCATCTGCCGCGTCCTGCTGATATGGGCGGAGTGTCATTTGACCACCCAATAGCTTGAAGGCTTGCCGCGATACGGTTCAAGGTCGGCATTCGGGATCAGCGCCTTGACAGCTTTGGCATATGAAATCGCGCCAGCCTTTTCGATCTTGGTCAGCTTGCGCCCGGCAAAGATCGTGTCCTTCTGCCCTGAAATGCGAACCATATCAGAAAGCAACTCCTTCTTGCGTTCCTCTGCGCGGTCGATGGCCTCACAGATTTGGTCGTATTCAGCCGCGATCCGGTGCGCCTCTGGCGTGTCGATGATCGGGCGCTTTGGCTCCAAGTGGATCGCTGGCTCTTCCCGCTCGGCCAAATATTCCGCATAAAACTGTCGCAGCTTGGGCAGGTTTTGATCTTGCCAAGAGCCGCTCCACATTACTTTTTCTATTGAAGTCCCATTTGGCGACCACTGGTAAAAATTCCACCACGACCTGTTCGTGACCCAAATCGAAAACTGCACTTGGTCAAAATAATGTGGCTGGTCAAAGATCGATTTAAACGCAGGCGTTTCATCTTTCCGCAGGCCAAACGGGCATTTGATCTCAAGGCCACCCTCTTCGCCAATCAACCCGTCCGGGCTGCACCCTGCCCAATCATCACGCGTGATAAACCCGACAGCCTCAACGGCATTTCCCGTTTCCATCATGTATTCAGCCAGCGCCCCAGCCTCATTGCGCGTGCCGTATTCGGTGGCGATGTTGCCTTCGAACTCCTGCTCCGCCCCGACCCATTCCCGCACCATGCGGCGCATCACGTCGTCGCGCGTGGCATAAGGTGCATGGCCCAAGATCGCCCCCACAGACGATGCTGTGATGCGGCCCTTGCGTGCTGCGTGCCATTCTTCTGTTCGCTGTTCCAATTTTGGCTCCTATGTGTTTTGATGGTGTTGCCAGCGCCGCGCCTCTGAATGCTCAGGGTAATCGGCTCCTCCCGCCTTCGTGGCGCTGGCAACCTTGCTCCAGCTTAGATCAACCAAGCCGGGGCAAATGGGATGTCATCATCGACCAAGCCGGGCTTGGAATAGCCGCCACCGCCTGTGCCGAAATCATCGCGCTGCGCCGGTGCAGCACCTGCTGCGGGCAAGGGCTTTGCTTCTGCGACATAGATGTCCTTCGCGCCCTTTGACGCCACCGCTGACACCCAGTTGCCGTGCATCATGCCGCCGTTGCGCGTGTCTGGCATTGACCAGATCATCATGCTTGCAACCATCGGCTTATTGGTCAGGCTCAAGAGATCATCGTTGGTCGGGCGTCCCGGCTTTGCGGTCAGCTTGCCGCCTGCGTTGGCGTCAATGGCTGCCAACATCTTGCGGGCTTTGTCGCGCTTCTTGATGCCAGACGCTTCGTCCTTAGCGCTGGGGTCCATGTCCAAAACCCACAGCTTGTGAAACACCTTGCGGTTTTTGTATTCCTCCGGCGCAAGCACTGTCCAGCGTGCCGAGATAAACTCCTCGCCGGTGGGCTTCATCTCCCACTTGCATTCGTCAATCATGGCCAGCACTGACGATCCAGCCGGGATCGGTTCAATATTGCCCGAAGGCACCTCATATTCGGTGCCGGTGTTTGCGGCTGTCTCGCCGTCGCTCAAGTCCCAAAAGCCCATCATTCGGCTCCTTCTTCATTGGTGTTAAATTTTGCCCCGCCAAGCGACGGGATGACTTTGGCCAGCGGGTTTTCCCCGATGCGGTAATCCAGCGGATCGGTGATGCCGTAGCGGTTCTTCGAGACGTTGGCAGCCGTAGCATGGCAGACCATTTCCAGATCGCCCGTGCTGATCGCCTTTTTGCGGTCGCCCTCGTCGCCCTTGGTGTAAGTGACCAAGCGCAGGAACCCCACGACATCCACATCGTCGGTGTAAGGCGGCTGCGACTTCGGCGGCAGGCGCAGCGTCCAGCGCATGTAATCGTCAACGTCGGGCAGCTTCAGCGTTTCGACATCGGCGTGCGCGACGAACACAACGTGCATCCCGCGCTTTTCGTTTGCCAGCCCAGCGCCCTTGCGAACCCGCTGGTGCATAGCCGATACCGCAGCCGTGCCTGCGCCGTATCCGCCAAGGGCCTGGTTGATGCTCTTGGCCTTCGGATCTTGCGCCAAGACATCCGCCACGAACAGCCGTTCCAAAGCGGTCACGCTGTCGATCACCAGCGTCTGATAATCGTGCGGCTCGTGGATGATCGCCGTGATCTGCTCCCAAAGGTCGCCAGCCTTTTGCAGCAGCGGGAAGGCGTCCGGGCGATTGCCAGCTGGGATCGCCTGCATCCCATCCTCGGCGCGGATGAAGATCGGCTTCGGAAACGCCGCTGCAAGGCTTGTCTTGCCTCGACCAGCATCGCCGCAAATAGTTACAATGACAGGCCGGTCAACCGGCTTGCGCGCCAACTCCATGATTGACATGGATCGTTCCTTTCATGTTTGGCACCTTGTGCCGTGCGTGGCGGGTCACGCTCCAAATCCCGCTCCTTGACATTATGGCTTGCTTTATGCGATGTCAACATGGCAATGTGCAAAAAAGAGGAGAAACCAAAATGCTGACATTGGACGAGATCAAGCGCCTTCTGGCCGACCGGCGACTAAATGTTGTGTCTGCCGCGACCGCCGTAAACCGAAACACGTTGGCGCAAATCCGCGACGGCAAGAACAGCAATCCGACGCTTCGCACCATGCAGCGCCTGTCCGACTATCTCACCGGCGCGGGCGTGCAGTGATGGATTGGGATTTCCCAGCGCCAACTCGAGACGCGCCGCCGGTCGCCAAGGTGCCAGACCCAGAGCCTGAAGTTCAGCGCCCAACAAAGCTGACGCCAGAGTTCATCGTTGAGCAGTGCTTGATTATGTTTCTCGCCTTGGCAAAAGAAGACCCTGAAGCCGTGGCATGGGCCTGCTACGATTGGCTGCAAATCAATCAAGCTGGCCTGCCCGTTCTACCGCTAATTGACGGCGCAGCCCGAGAAGATGCACGCTTCTGGGCTGAGACGGCGCACCCGGCTGAGTTGGAATGCTACGCCTTGGCTGCCATTGATCGGCTGGGTGGCATCAGCAACGGCCACGCCATGTTCGCATCCCGGCAAATCAAGCGGTTGGCTGGTGCGTTGTTCAAGCGTATGTCGCCCGGCGAACAGGCGGCGTTTTTAAAGTGGATAAAGGAACAAACTAATGAGCGCGGATGATTTCGCAGACTTTGAAGCAGGCTATAACGGCGCGAAGTTTGGCGCACAGCCCGCTCCCACATATTCCGACGACTTTAGCGCCGAGGACTTTGCACCCCCAGCGCCAGAAGCCCCGGAGCGCAACGACCGCTTTCCGCCGCCCTTCCCGCTCGACGGCGTGGACCTTCTCACGCCCCCCGGCTTCGTCGGTGACGTGGCATCATGGATCGACAGCCAGTGCCGCTATCCGCGCCGCCGCTTGGCCGTGGCATCCGCCATCGCAACCATCGGCAACATCGGCGGCCTGCGCCACGAAGATGCCCGCGACGGCGTGACAGCCAACCTCCTCGCCTTCTGCGTGGCCGCATCCGCCACCGGCAAAGAAGCCGTGATGCAGGCCACCACTGACCTGCACATCGCGGCGGGCGTGCATTATGCCCTGCAAGGCGGCATCAAGTCCGAGCAGGAAATCATGCGAAACCTGATTGAGCATCAGGCGGCCTATTACATCATTGACGAAATCGGCATTTTTCTCATCAAGGTCCGCAACGCCCAGCGCCGGGGTGGCGCAGCCTACCTCGAAAGCGTGTTCGGCGCGATCATGTCGGGATATTCAAAAGCCAACAGCCGCCTCATGCTGAACGGCGACACCAAGCGCGAACTCCGCAAGCTGTTCGGCACAATCGCCGCAAAAGCCGAGGACGATGGCCGCGACGAACAGGCCGCACGCGCCCAGCGGATGCTGCGAATGGTTGATGAGGGCCTAGACCGCCCGTTTCTTTCAGTGGTCGGCTTCACAACGCCCGGCACATTTGACCAAATCATGGACGGCGAAACAGCCACGCAAGGCTTCGTGGGCCGCGCCATCATCGTTTCCGAGACAGACAACAACCCCAGAGAACGAGACGGGTTCCGCAAGCGCCCGATGCCCGAAGGTCTGGCCCTGAAGCTGGCGCAAATCTTTCACGGCGGCAACTTTGACATCATGCAGTCGCAAGGCGCGCGCATCGAATATTCCGGCGACCGCGAACTTGTCCGCACAGACGACGACGCCAGCGAGATGCTCAAGCAGGTCAGCAACTGGCTTTATTCCTACGCCGAGGAAATGGGCGAGAACACCGGCGAGGCGTCCGTTGCCATGATCCGCCGCGCCTACGAGATCGTCGCCAAGATCAGCTTTATCCTCGCCATCCCCGGATGCCGCAGGACCGCCGAGCATGTGCGCTGGGCCTTCGCCTATGTCCGCGCCGAACTTGACGCCAAGATTAAGCTGGTCTTCGCCAACGACAACAGCAAGGACCGCCCAGAGGAAGCCATCGCCGCCCGCGTCATCAACTACATCGACCCGGAAAAGGGCGCATCAACCAGCGTGCTTGCCAACCGCATGAAGATCAAGCCGCCGCAGCTTGAGCCGATCCTCGCCAAGATGGAAGCCGCCGGAATGATCCGCAAAGAGCGCGGCAAGAAGGCTTGGAAGGGTAAGGTGGCGGACATCTGGGTCATTGTTTGAGGGCGGCACGCAACAGCTACCAACAGCGCGCCTTCGGGCGCGTTTTTTGTTGGGTGGCTGCGAAGTTAGAAGTTATCGCTGAAGATATCGGGTCCGATAACATCGCAAGTCTTTGATATTTCAAACAAAAACGGCCATCTTACGAAGTTAGAAAAAAATCCCCTCATAAGACACATTACGACCACTAGAATGGCCCCTATAGGGGGTATTGGGGTATTCAGTGGTAAGTATATAGATCTAGATATCTTCTACTTTGACCTTTTTATCCAACAAAACCAAAGGCTTCAGAAGTTAGAGCCTCCGATAACTTCGCGTGTATGTTCTAACTTCGCATAGGGCTTCACAAGCCCGT